CAGCCCGAGTGCGAAGCTGGTAATTTCTTCAAACCCTTGTGATCCGAACCACTGGTTTTTAGCCTGCCAGCGCAGGGATTTTTCGTCCGGTGCAGTTTGGGTTTGTTGTGGTTGCGAATATACTTCATTTTTGTCGATTTGTAAAGGGGTTGGACGAAAATTTTTCGCCTCCTCTGCACGGATCTTCGCAATGGTCAAAGCTTCCTGGGCAGCAATGATGGCATCTGTGTCAAACGCTTCTTGCGCTACCTTGTAATCACGTCTGGCTTTTTCAAGCTGTGCTTCAGTCGCAGTCTTAGCCATCTGAGTGAATTGCTCACTGCCGCTATTAACTACTTCTTTTAGGCGTTTGTTTTCTTCCAGCATCTGCTGAGCTATGCGCTCCAGCTCTGCTTTCTCTCGCGCCATGGCTTCTTTGGCTCGCCTTTCGTCGTGCCTTGCATGGGTGAGCTCTTTAATTCTTTCTTGAGCACCCTTAGTGTACTGATTGATTTCTTCATCAGTGGGGTCCTCTACCTCGCGTTCTAGTGGCTTGCGACCACGGTCCGCAGGAGGTGTGTCATCAACGACTTCAATTTCAAAATCGTCTTCGTTGTGTGTCTCTTGGGGTTTACCCTTATCTTCAATTTCGTCAGGGAATTTAAATTCCTCGCCTTTGTACTCTGTTGCCATAGTTTTCCTTTTTATGCGCGTGTTATGCCACGGGGATCATCTACAACGCCGTCAACCTGATCATCATTGATGAACCGGAATTCGTTGCCGTAAATCTTGAAACGCGTACCTGCGTAGGTACGTACCAGAACGAAATCACCTGCCTTACACCAAGCCCCAGTTGGAAACTTGGTTTTGTCTGCGTACGCATCTGGACCAACTTTCAAAACAAACAACACGGTGGTTGCATGTTCTTCTTGTTTGGCATAGAAGTCAGGACGCTCAAGGTCTAGCTCAGTACCGTCGATCTTTTTAGAGACTTGAGGCACGCTACAAAGCAACCGATACCCGGATGGGTTAGGAAGCAGATGTGCTTTCTCCTCGTCTTTCTCTAGCGGATTGGTAATTTGTTCAATTACCTCGACCGTTGGTTTGAGCTTTAACCGCTCCGGAAGTATGAGATCACTCATCTTGTTTTTCTACCTTTTCTAGCAGGTCAAGTAATAAACCCTCTGCGATGGCTAGACCCGAAATCACCCCACAGAGTTTTTGATATTGATCAAAATTTTGGCACTGACCAGTTGCTAAGTCGTCAGCGTAGTTGTTCATTTGGTCACGTAATTGTTTGCGCAACGTGGATGCGAAGTTGACTATCATTTAGTTGGTTTCTCCTTGGGTTGTGGAGCAGACTGGTTAGCCTGCATCATTTGATCGTGTGCACGCTGCGCAGCGGATTCTGCAACAGTGTGATGGTGTTCGTTCTCATGTTTGTACAAATCTACTTCCCGGTCCTTGCGACCTTCTGCAAGCTGCGCCTGTTTATTAGCCGCGTCCATCTGGGTACGTTGTTTCTCTGTCATGTGCTGCAACGCTTTATTTGTCGCATCGTCTTGTACACGAGTCTTGTCTATGCTGAGACGCCCTGCTTTCTCAAGCGCATTGACGTTCAGTTTGCGTGCATCTAAGTCGTGACGTGCCTGGAACTCCTCAGCTTTAAGCTGTAGTGAAGCCCTCGCCTGCTGAGCTTTAGCCTGTGCTTCTTGTGACCGGACTTGCAACTCTTGCTGCTTAATTTGCAGTTCTTGCTGCTGCAGTTGGAACAACGGATCTTGCTGTTGCTGCTGAGCCTGCTGTTGCTTGGCTTGTTGTTGATGCTGCTGGAGGACCGCCTGCGCTGCCTGTGCCATACGCTGAGACATCTGAATCTCAATCTGCGGAGGAATCTTTTGCTCATCGTCTGGTTTAGGTATCGCCATGCCAAGCTGTGCTTCGATCTGTTTCTTGTACTCTAGACCTACGTGCTCCGCAATGTGCGCAGTCATCGCGCCTTGAATCTTAGGTGCGTTCGGGTTCTGACCGATAAGCTGCTGCATGATCGGATCCTGCATCGCTGCCATGTGTACAGTAATGTGTGCCTGATGGTCTTGGTACTCAAACGCCTTGACTGGCTCCATCTTAATAATCGCGACGTTCTCTGTGACAGGATCTGCAGGTTTGATGTCTTCTGGCAAAGGCACAAGTTTGTCCGCGCCTTTGATGTTCATCACCTCTAACATGCGCCTGTGAAGCTCTGGCAAATCATAAATGTCTGGTGCCATCTGCGCCATTTGAATGACAGACTGGTACTGCACCACGCGTTGTGACATGGTCGCTGCATTGGGATCGCTGACAGGAATAATGTCAACTTCGTCATAGTCAGACTGCTTAGCTGTTTTGGATCCGTACTCAGGCTCGTAGTCGTAATCAACTGGTGTGTCTTCTTTAATAAGCTGCGCAAGAAGCTTTAGCTCTTGCTTGAACGCGTAGTGCATACGCGCCTGTACCGCAGACATCACTTTTAACTGACGCTCAATGAGCGCAAGGGTTGTACCGACTGGTGCTTGGCTGGACATATCGCTGATCTGCATATCTGCAGTAGCGGCAAATCTACGCCCCTCTTCAACGATTTTCTCTAGTAATCCGGCTAAAACCGCACTTGGCTCCTTATATGGGAGCGGTAATATGTTGTCTCTTAACGGACCCGATGCAATGTCAACGTCGCGGAATTCTCCTGGTGCAATGGGAGTGTCATCACCCTTAATGCGAAGTCCACGCGATTTAAGTCCTCCGGGGAGGTTAGATAAAGTTCCTGCGTCCACCAGTTGACGCATAATCGAGGTGGCAGACTTTGCAAATCCACCAATAAGGTGGAAGAGCCCGAAGCCATAGGCTCCGAATCCTGGGATGTATTGGTAGTGGACGAAGTGTTGGCGTTTAAGTCTATTTTCATCGTCTTCCTTCCAGTTGCGGCGTATGGACAATATATCGTTTGTCCCCTTAATTAAGGTTACCACATAAGGAAGTGCAATGCCAGTCTCTTCACCCTCGTCATTCACATCTTCATAGCCTTTTAGGTCTAGATCAACGTGAACTTCATAAATTACATAACGATCATCGTTTAAGTCATTGAATCCAGTCTCTTGGTCCTTGGCTTTCTGGATGTCATCCCTAAGCTGCGTGGCATCTGGTAGATCAAAATCTAAATAAAAACCAGCCTTTTGTAGCTTAACAATCTCATTCTTGGTTTTGCGCATGACGTGCGTCATACGGTAGCAAGTGTCCATGTCGGTTGTACCGTAGGGCAAAATCACGTCTTCTGCGGGTACAAACACCGATGTTTGGCGACCTAATGTAATGTCGTCATAGACTTTCTTAAATGCGGACCCCGTAGCTGGAAGGCTCCAGAGCATGCGCTCGTGCTCGGGTCTGAACTCAACCATTACCTCAGTCAGCTCATAATTCATGTCATCTTCAACACGGACCGCTGCTTGCTTTTTAGCTGGTGTTTCTTTACCTAAAATTTTTGTACGAACCGGACCCTGCGCTGGGAACATCTCGGTAATCGTTTCACTCTGGAACCTAACAACCGCTTCAGTAATCATGGGGTGGAAGACACCTGATGCTCCGTTCCAAGGCTCCGTTCTTTCTTCGTACTGTAGACCTAATAGCTTGAGTCCCATTACATACGCTTTTTCCCAGTCTTTGCGCGAGCCTTTGTCGTTCTCAATATCGTCTGCTAGATCACTTGCCAAAGTTGACATGATACTGTCAGGCATGTCCTCAGCTAAGTTTTTGTAGAAATCTTCAGCCTCGCCTTTGCCAATTTCTATGTCTAGATCACCTGCATGAATCTTGACCGCTTCTGGATCAACGACCTCAATTTCAATCGGTTCGTCTATGTGACTGGGATCTGCGCCCTGCGTGTCAGAGTAAAGTGCTTTGTCTATATTAGTAGCCATGATTGTCCTTAAATTATTTTGGTGTTGCCTTGCAACGGTTTATCTATCATGCCGCCCTTTTTGTACGGGACTGCTTTTTTGTGAGGCTTTGCATCTTCATACGAATTATCTTGTAAAGGAAATCCATGTTTCCTCCCGTCTTCATATCCGCGTTGAATCAAATCCATAAGCTGTTGATTTTTAGGGTGTAAAGCAGCTTGTCTATGAATTTCCCAATCCTTTGCATACTCCGCACCAGTTTGCCCAAATGCGTTTTTACCAGTGCCATTCCAAGCTTCAGCAAAAGGAATTCCTTTTCTATCAGCCAATTCTTGCTTGGCTTTTACTACGCCTAAAAAATTAACATCTAATTGCGGCAAGTTATATTTACTGGCTAATTCTTTTCTGTATTTATTGTCTTTTGTGCTTCCGTCAAAACCACCGTTATAGCCTAAATCAGATCTTCCTTCTTTTAAAACAAAAGCGCCAATGTGATCTGGTGGTAATGCGGGATAACCTAAACTGTCCGCCGCTCCATTTAAACGCGCATATTTATAAACGTTTTGAATGGCTTTAGGTGCATTGGTTGAAAACGTTGATGTCTCTGGATCATTGTTTGGTGTCCAACCCCAAGTGTTTCCTTTTGTAAAAGGTTGAAGGGGTATTGTTTCCAATCCATCTTTTGTTGCAGTACTGCCTCTGTATGCGGGAATACTCGTTGGCAAATCAGTTGGCTGGGTAGATGCGGGTATACCAAATAAAGGATTTCTATTCCTTGTCATTACATCTTCGGCAGACCGCATGTCATAACTTGGCAGTTCTTGCGGAACATCAACTGTCTTTTGAAAACCTAAAGCATTTGCAATAGGTGCTGCTGCCGGAAAATTTGTTACAGTGCTATTTACTAAATCATCTATTCCTGGCATTACTGTTACTCCTTATATATACCACTTTAATAATAAGCATGTTGTCTACGCTTAAAATGTATTGGGTCATCGCGCTCGTCCGAGTCAAGCTGAACAAACCCGCCTTGTCGAAATCTCATTAACGCTTGCGTGGTCGTATCCACGTAGTCATCGTGTTCACCA